GCCAACATATCACGGAGAGAACGGAGAAAGTTAATTGCAGCCCGTCCACCATCTACGCCATAGTTGAGTATTTCATCTTCAAGGTGTTCAAGATGTAGGTTCTTGCCACCTTTGTCTTCAGAGAGGAGTTCTAGAAATGTATTCATGTCACTATTTATATCACCTTGATTATTCTGTGTCAAGTACCTTGACAGATTAGGGTAAATGATATATAGTGCATACATGTCTTTTTATACAAATGTTCTTCAATACGGCAACTCTCTTCTGGTGCGTTATGTCGAGGATGGCAAACGTCTCACCAAGAGAGTTAAATATCAACCCACACTATTCGACCTTGTGACTACGAGGGAGAAAACAGGGTACACCACGCTCGACGGCCGAGTAGTCAAACCACACACTTTCGACTCCATTCGAGAAGCAAAGGATTGGATTGCGGATAGACCCAATCAGGATATCGTGTTCGGTAACACGCAATATCCCTATTGTTGGATTGCAGACGAGTATCCCGGCCGTGTCGATTGGGACTTGGACCAGATGCTCGTGGTCACAATCGACATCGAGGTGGAGTGCGAGAACGGTTTTCCGAAACCAGAGGACGCACTGGAACCCATGCTGTCCATTACCGTCAAGAATCATCAAACCAAGCGCATTGTGGTGTGGGGATTGCATGATTTCCGTAATGACCGTGATGATGTAACATATATCAAGTGCGAGAGTGAGGTTCATCTGCTCAAGGAGTTCCTTGCGTTCTGGGAGAGAAATGTACCAGATATCATCACAGGATGGAACACTGAATTCTTCGATATTCCCTATCTCTGCAATCGTATCAAACGAGTGTTTGACGAGGAAGAGGTGAAGCGTCTATCCCCATGGCGCAACGTATTTGACCGCAATGTATATCAGATGGGTAGAAATCACCAGATTTACACCATCGACGGTGTATCTGCGCTGGACTATTACGACCTATATCGGAAGTTCACATATACGAACCAAGAACGATATACACTGGACTATATCGCCTATGTTGAACTGGGTGAGCGTAAAGATGGTAATCCATTTGACACTTTCCGTGAGTGGTATACCAACGATTATCAGTCATTCATCGAATACAATATCACTGACGTGGAACTGGTGGACAAACTAGAAGACAAGATGAAACTCATCGAACTCATCGTCACGATGGCGTATGAGGCCAAGGTGAATATGACGGATGTTCTGGGTCAGGTGCGATACTGGGATATTCTCATCTATAATCACCTTCGTGAGAGAAATCTGGTCATTCCACCCAAGAAAGAACATGAGAAGAACGAGAAATACGAGGGTGCATATGTGAAAGACCCTATTGTGGGTATGCACAACTGGGTTATGTCATTTGACCTCAACTCCCTGTATCCACATCTGATCATGCAGTATAACATCTCACCAGAGACGCTTGTCAACAGCGGTGCAGACCTTGCAGAAGGTATGGTGGATAAACTGCTAGAGGGTAAGGCGCGGAATGACACTGAATACTGCATGACACCGAATGGTGCATTTTTCCGCAAGGATATCAAGGGGTTTCTACCTGAGATCATGGAGAGTATGTATAATGACCGTGTGAAGTACAAGAAACTGATGCTACAGGCGGAACAGGAGTATGAGGATACCAAGAACCCTGCACTTCTGAAGGATATATCCAAGTATAACAACATTCAGATGGCCAAGAAGATTTCACTGAACTCCGCATATGGTGCAATCGGCAACAACTGGTTTCGGTATTATGACCTGTTGATCGCCACTGCCATCACCACTGCGGGACAGTTATCCATACGATGGATCGAAAAGGCACTGAATATACATCTGAATAAGGTGTTAAAGACGGAGAATATAGACTATGTTATTGCATCGGATACGGACTCAGTATACATTACTTTTGACGCACTGGTACATAAAATCTTTGGAGAGGGAGCAGACCCTCGCAAAGTCGTCAACTTCTTGGACAAACTTGCAAAAGAGAAGCTGGAACCGTTTATTGATAAGTCTTATGCAGCTCTTGCTACGCATATGAACGCATATGACCAGAAGATGTACATGAAACGAGAAGTCATTGCGGATAAGGGTATCTGGACTGCCAAGAAGCGGTATATTCTCAATGTACATGACTCTGAGGGAGTACGATATAAAGAACCCAAACTCAAGATGATGGGTATCGAAGCAGTCAAATCATCCACTCCTGCACCCTGCCGTGCAAGAATTAAGGATGCAATGAACATTATCATGGGTGGAACAGAGAAAGAACTGAACACGTTTATACAGGACTTTCGCGCAGAATTCATGGAATTACCACCAGAAGACATCGCATATCCACGCTCATGCAACGGCGTAACCAAGTATAGAGGGACAGATAGACTGTTTAAACAGGGTGCGCCTATACATGTCAAGGGTGGAATACTGTATAATCACCTCGTACAGAAGAACAATCTATCGAATAAGTACCCATATATTCAAGAGGGTGACAAGATACGCTTTATACACATGAAAGAACCCAATATCTATCAATCATCTGCATTCTCATTTCTTACGACACTACCAAGAGAACTGGATATAATGGATAAGATCGACTATGATACACAGTTTGAGAAGAGTTTCGTAGAACCACTACGGTTTATTACGGAGAAGGCAAGATGGTTGATTGACACATCATATGGTACACAGGGAACATTGGAGGACTTTTTCGGATGAGTGAAGGATTAGAGAAGATTGATCAGATTATAGATGATATCAGATCATTGGAAAACACTAGATATCTTCCACTGTTCAATAGACGATATGCAGAGTTGTTGAGGGAAATTGCTTCAAAGAAAACACAAAGTGGGTATCGTCAGAGATCGCGGACAGTAATATCTGAAGAAGAGAAAGCACGAAGACACGAAGATAACTTGAAGAAAAAACCGCCGGGTTGGAGTTCTCTTCCTAATGGTAGAACAGTTAATGTAAGGAAGAACGATAAAATACCACCTAATATGCCTCATGACTATGGTATTGACATATATTATTCGGGGCCAGTAAATAGACGTTTATCTGATTGGCAGGAGAAAGACTCTAATCAAAGGAAGTGGTCTGTGATACGAGATGAATAGAATAGATGAATATAAGAATAAGATAAACTGGGATATATGGGAGGATATACAGAGGGTAGAGGAGAATGCGGAAGAATACTGCACAAATAGTAGTCAACGCACAAATAATGTGCAATCATTAAAAAGGTATAAAAAAACATAGAATAGTGTTATGGAGTATGGGTCTTACTTTGCAGACTCCCGACATTTCTCTGAGAGATAAAGGTGTTAACTCAGAGATGGCCCCATTGATCAAAGAACCTCAGTGAAATATCTGAGGTTTTTTTGTTTTTTATGCAGAAAGTACTTGACAATCCCTTGACAGTGGTGTATATTGAGTATGTAGAGTGGTTATGGAGACATATGAATGACTTTTGAAGAATGCCTTGAAATCTGTGAGAAACGGATGTGTGTCATGGGATACTTCCCGAATGAGATTGAGGCAGCTGCCAAGGAAATGTTTGAAGAGATGAAGGAGATTGAGGAATGAGCATGGAGTATTACGAAGAGATGTTCCTAGAGAATAAGTTCTCTGAGTACAAGGCAGACTTTGCTGCGAAGGGTTGCACTGAGGATGAGGCAGAGATTGCTGCAGCAGAGGCTCTGGATAAGTTGATGGAGATGTATGGATGATTGGATTGGTTGCTACTGGTAAGTCTAACCTAGATGGGGTCACTCCCATGTACCTCTGGCGTATGAGAGACTACACATATGAGGTAGAGTCTAAGGCATGTGGTGTGAGTGCAGTGGAACTCTACGAGGACACATCCTATGAGGTTGCTGTAAAAAAGTTTAAGAATATGGTTGACAAAGTGGTTTTAGTGTGATACTATAGGGTATAACTTAGAGAGTGTCCCGAATGGTCTTTCGTATATTGCTGAAGTGCTAGGTGGACCGACACTCTCTCTTTTTTTATCTGTAATTTGACTATACCCCCCCTTAAGACTGACAGAGTAAACCTAATCTATAAATGCAATAACTTCCCTAAGTAATATTTCCTGAGATTATTTCCAAGATACCCCCCCCAAAACTGAGAGCATTTTATTTGCACTTCCCTGCATTATTTTGTTGACATATGATTCTGAGTATGGTAATATTAGACATACTCGGAAAACAACGGAGATGACTATGACTAAGTTTGTGAACA